TGTAGCCGCCCGCGCAAAGCGCTATTTTTCCCTTAGTCGCAAAAACGCCTGAAACCGTTGTAGCTGTAGGAGAAATGCCTGTTTTGACTAAGGGAAAAAGGACACGCAAAACGCAACTGAACACACGACTAAGGGAATTTCCCCTAAAACACGAAAACCCCGCAAGTGCCTGATATCACAGGGCTTGCGGGGTTTTATGCGCGTTGATAAAGGGAATTGACTAAGGGAAAAAGGACACACAAAACGCAACTGGATAAAAATTCACATTCAATGAATTAATATTCAAGTTATAACTTCATTTCTTCTCCGTACTTTTCGAGATAAACATTGATTGCATCTTTGACCGATTGATTGATGCGGTTTGTTGCAGCTGAGCAGGAATTCTTGAAGTCTACCCATCCCATTGCATCAGTCTTTGAGGGCAACACAGTAGATGATACCATCGTGCTAAGCTTTTCTAACTCATCTACAGTGGAGCAGAGAGCCTTTCTGTATTTTATGGTCTCCTGCAAGTCTAGCTTTTGAGCACCCAAAGCGCCGACAAGGTAACAAAATGCTTGTACCATGCAGGCAAGATCATCTCCAGTGGCAGCAAGGAGCATTTTTTCAAAAGAAACTCTTAAAGCATTATACTTTGCTATGGCCCCCTTATCTGTTGTTATATCCCATTCAGGCAATGGAGTTCCAGTACCCTCTAGCATCCATTCCTCACTAACTGAGAATTTCGCACATAGGAATTTGAGTAAACTCTTTGAAGGATTATCCCTTCCGTTTTCGATACCTGAGATGTGGGTTTGGGAAATACCTAACTCATAAGCAAATTGTTGCTGATTAAAGCCCAATTCTTTCCGGATATCCCTAAATCGCTCATTTACCGTTGGCATGATACTCCTCCTTATCGGAATCCCATAAATTCTTGTTGACAATATCGTTATCCGCTATTATAATAGAAGCAGACAACTAATTATATCGGAAACCGCTAAGGATTTCAAGGGGGTGAAGTTATGTCGAGAACAACAAACCTTACCAACAAGCCGCCATTGGGGACCATGATAGGCAAGCGCCTAAAAGAAATAAACCAACAGCAAAAGTGGTTGGCACAGGAGGCCCGGATATCAAAAACATATCTGTGTGCTATCATGAATGGCCGTGCTATCCCAACGTTGGCAGCACTCAAACAGATCGCCAAACCGTTGGGCCTTGACCCTTTTGATTTGGTTGCGGCCTTATTTGGCAAGGAATCCTAGGGATTCGGATTTGGCCAATGAAAATTTTCCTGTTTACATAGTATAAGTTTAGTTCGACAGGAGGTGATGCCCTTTGACATGGTTAACAGTACCAGACGTGGCTACTCTATGCAGAGTTACAGATAGCGCCGTCAAAAAAGCTGTTCAACAAAATAAATATCAGTACCGCTATGTCAACGGCAAGGGGCGAGGCGGCAAGCAACTGCGCATCGCCTTAGAATCACTTCCAGAGTATGCACAGGCCCGATATCGCGGGGAAGTACCTCCTCCTGTGGATATTCTGCAATTTACAGGAAAGCAGCGAGATGAGGCCAACGCCAAGGCGTGGGTTGTGGAGCAGTACCAGCAAAAGGGACTATCCCCGGATGATTTTGTATCTTGGTTCAATTCCCATAATCCGGCCGAGGACGCTATCACCAAAAGCAAACTGTTCCGCTGGCAGAGAAAGTATCAAGAAAGAGATGTTGCGGCACTGATCGACCAGCGCGGCGGACACAACCGGGGAAAGGATACCATTCCCGAGGAAGCGTGGGAGCTGTTCTATTCGCTCTATATGACTCAACAGAAGCGCGGCGTCAAGCTCTGCTATGATGTTACCAGGATGGAATACCCGGATATCCCCTCTTGCAAGGCATTTGAGCGCAAGGTCAAAACCATTCCCTATTATGCGGTTCTGTACTACCGGGACGGTCCGAAAGCATTCAATGACGCCCTTCCCTCCATGGAGCGTAGCAAGCTCGACATTGCATCAAATGATATCTGGTTCTCAGACCATCATCTTGTGGATGTGTTCGTCAAGAGTGCAGACGGAGCCAGGGCAATCCGGCCATGGCTGACGGTGTTCTTTGATGCCAGGTCCAACCGTGTAGTATCGTTCCTGGTCCGGGATGCCGACCCTAACGCAACAGCCGTAAAGAAGTGCTTCCGCCTTGGCGTAGAGCAGAACGGAGTACCTAACGAGGTTTATTTTGACAACGGCAAGGATTATAGGTCCAAAAGCTTCAGCAAGGACTATCCTATGTCTTTGGTAAACCAACTTGGTATAGGTCAAATATACGCAACGCCCTACCATGGTCAGGCTAAAACTGTGGAGCGATTTTTTGGTACACTTACCAACCGTTTCAGCCGTCGGTTCGACACTTATACGGGCTGTAACGCCAAAATCAGGCCCGAGTGTATGCAGATATCCAATAAAGAGATTGTGGCACAGGCCCCCACGCTGGATGAGTTTATCAAGTTGCTGTCTGCCTACATAGCGGAGTACAACCAGACGGCTAACGGTGGTGTAGATATGGACGGAAAGTGCCCAGACCAAGTATACGCTGAAAATCTGGCAGTAAAGCGGGTTGTCAGTGATCTGAATGCCCTACGCCTTCTCTGTGGCAACTCGGAGGAGCGTGTCGTCCACAAAAACGGGATTTCCATTAAGAACAACAACTATTACAACGATGCACTCCTTTACCATCAGGGCGAACGTGTCATTGTGGTCTATGACCCGGATAACATTGATAAAATAGCTGTTTTTGATATGGAAAATCGCGCTATCTGTATGGCAGAGGCTAAAATCCGCACCCCGTTCCGCCATACCAGTGAGGAAGATTACATCCGGGCTGCAAAAGAAAAGAAGAAAGCGCGGGCTATGGTTCAGAGGTACAAGCCCACCCGTGATGTAGACATCCATGAAATCATTGCCAGAAATCAACTCATGGAGAAGGTGTTCAGCGAATCTGGAGAGCCGGATATCGTAGAGCATATAACACCCCAGGCAGCTCGGAACGCTGCTACCCTCAAAGCCACAGACCGCGCCGAAACCGCCCGGCGCATTCGAGAGGAGGATAGTGTAAGCGCCACACTGTTAGATTTCTACCAAAAGCAAGCATAAAGGAGGGAATGAAATGCTTTCTGAAACCAGAGCCGCCCTTGCCGATTTTATGGAGCGCAGCGGCAAATCTCAGCGGCAGATATCCCGCGAAACGGGGCTTTCCACATCCGTTATCTCGCAGTTCCTGAATGGCTGCTATGCGGGGGACAATGAGGAAGTTGCCAAATCCATCAACCAGTATCTAACCATCGGTGAAGAGCGTTTAAACACTGTTTCAAAGACGCCTTTTTACCCGGAACTCTACAACACGCGGGAGGTTCTTTTTACCTGTCTCTATGCCCACCAGCACAACGATATTACCTTAGTGAGCGGTGACGCGGGAGCGGGGAAAACAACCGCCCTTCGCTACTACGCCGAAACGAATACCGGGGTTATCTTCATCACGGCCAATGCCTGTACCACATCGGCTACCGCCGTACTGGGCCTGATTTGTCAGGAGGTGGGGCGTCAGGTTCCGGGCCGGAAAGCGGCGCTCATGAATACGCTGGTGGAGCAGCTGGCTGGGACAAACCGCCTGATTATCATTGACGAGGCTGACCACCTGTCGCTGGACGCACTCCAGGCTGTACGCAATCTCAATGATCTGGCCGGGGTGGGTATCGTCCTATCCGGCAACGATAAGATTTACCGTCAGATGAAAGCCGGACGCCGGAGCTATGAGTTTGACCAACTCCGTACCCGGATCGTCATCCGCAAAAAGATATATAACGATTACAAAATCGAGGAAATGGAAGCCATATTCCCCGGTCTGAGTGAAAGCTGTATCGGCTACCTGCTGAAACTGGCCCACGGCGAGAGCCTACGCACCGCCAAAAAGCTGTATAACGTGGCAGCGGAATTTGCCGCCGCTCAGGGGGGCACCCTTACGGTGAAGCACCTTCGTGATACCCACCGGCAGCTGTTAGGGGAGGTTTGCACATGAATGCCCACACAATAGCGGACAGGATAAATGAGAAAAGGACGGCTGCTACCGCAAATAACAGCCGCCCAGGCGCTGGGGCAACTTCCTGTCAGAAGTCCCCTACAGTATACCATCTGTTTCTCAGTTTTTCAAGATAGGACAGGCCCATTGTTTGAAAGGAGTGTTTTTTGTGGCAGAGTTTAACTTTGACAACCTGGATATCAGCAGAGTGAACAATGAGACCATCGCGGAGCTGGGGGAAGTCCTTTGGCAGTATACCTCGGTTCACTGTCAGGAGGACATAGACATTGCTGAAAAATACCGTGATAGTGTCGATGCCTTAATGGATAGTCTCAATCCCAAGCAAAAGAAATGGTTCGAGGCTTACCAGGAAATGGTCTCTGATGAACTGGTTTTAGCGGAGCGGCGGCGCTTTGTCTGCGGATTCAAAGTTGCTATGCGGCTGATGCTGGAAGGCATGAAATAAGGAGGAACTACAAAATGTTGAGCAAAAAAGTTTTGGACGCTTTACGTGAGCAATTCCATGAGGAGTTCGGCGAGCTGAGTGAGAGGGACGGCTACATACAGCGCGTGAAAGCCGACGCTTTCGCGCTGATCGGCAGCATGGCCCCCAATGACAGGCGGTTGGAAGTTGAAGTCGATGACGCCATCACGGGCATTGTCTCCGCTTCGTCCCTGCTGGGCTTCTATATCGGCCTCAAAACCGGGGCCGATGTGGAGCGGTATATCTCCGATTCCAGGTTGCCGGAACAGATTTTGAAGGTGTATCAGGAACTTAAAGAATAACCTTGTTTCTACCCCCGTTATCTCGCGTGATAACGGGGGTTTAAGCGTTTGGGTGTATTGTTTGCTATCTGCGAGCAAAGACCGCTTATACGCCCTTTAAACGGCAATTTGAACGAGTGGCAAACAACAGGCGTCATTGCCAAATTTAAATTTTGCTTAGAAGCAATTCTAAGAATTGTTCGTGTAGAGAGTTCCAGAAAGTAATGCTACTGTACAATAGCAGTCTGCTACAAGGAAGGTGGTGCATAGTGTGCTTGAAAAATGGGTAGATGAACTGGTTCCCGCAATGCTATCAGACGAACTGCATAGAGAAATCGCTACAGAAATTGGTATGCACAATTTTCTAAAGCTTTCGCGGTTGGTAGGCGGCGGGGATTTCTACGTACCACGCCAAGAAAGCATATTGCGCCCATTGCGGAATCAGAAAATCCAAGAGGAATTTAACGGGTGCAACACAAAAGAACTTGCTCGGAAATATGGCGTTAGCCAGCGGTGGGTGTATCAGATTGTAAAGCGCAGCGCAAAAAAACGCACATAAAGCAAATAGGAGGTACATGAAAATGATTATCAACAGCGGCACAATCCGGGAAGCGTTTCAGAGCTTCAACACTGTATTCAACAAGGCGTTCCAGGAAATGGAGGCGCAGTACCCTCGCGTAGCTATGGAGGTTCCCAGTGAGACGCGGGATGAGAGCTACGCATGGCTGGGGGCCGTCCCCTCCATGCGGGAGTGGATTGGAGACAGGGAGATCAAGAGCCTGACCGCCTACGGCTACACCATCCGCAACAAGGACTTTGAGGCCACCGTGTCCGTCCCCCGGAACGATCTGGAGGATGACTGCATCGGCGTCTACAAGCCCATGTTCCAGGATTTGGCCTACAGCGCCCGGAAACACCCGGACAAGCTGGTGTTCGGCCTGTTTCCCCGCTCCTTTACTGAGCTGTGCTTCGATGGCAAGCCCTTCATCAGCGACAACCACACCCCAGCTATTGAGGGAAGGAAGGTTAAGCCTCAGAGTAACAAGGGGACGTATAAGCTTACGCCCGACAGCTACGGCGCGGCCCGCACTCAGATGATGTGTCTGGTAAACGACCAGGGCGAGGTTATGAACATCGTGCCCGACTTGCTGGTGGTAGCCCCTCAGAAAGAGGCCATTGCCCGTACCATCCTCATGGCAAGTGAGATCCACCAGGAAGTCAACATCTACAAGGACACCGCCGAGCTGCTGGTGGTGCCGGAGCTGGCCCCCAACCCGGAGCAGTGGTTCCTGTTGTGTACCAAGCGCCCGGTCAAGCCCTTCATCTTCCAGAACCGCCGCAAGGCCCAGCTTGTCGCGAAAGACAGCCCCTCCGATGACAATGTTTTTATGAAGAAGGAATTTATCTACGGCGTGGACGCCCGCTGTAACGCCGGGTATGGCCTGTGGCAGTTGGCCTTTGGTTCCACCGGTGAGGCGGATATGCCCGCTAAGGCATAAGGAGGGCGCTATGGATATCAATTACATTATCCTGAGCAATTCCCTTCCTTTTGAGGAAAGCAGCTACAGCGCCCAAACGCCCTACAAGATGGTAAAACTTCTCCCCTTGGGGCTGGTTCACAGCACAAAAGGGGATTTCTTGGTGGACAACGAATCCTTCCAGGCTATCCGCTGTAAGTTTACGGAGCGGCAACTCCAAATTCCCATTGACTATGAGCACCAGACCTTGAAGGATATGCAGGCCCCAGCAGCGGGCTGGATCAAGGATATCATACTGAGAAGCGATGGTATCTATGGCGCTGTGGACTGGACGGAGCGGGCAGTAGAATATTTGAAAAATAAGGAGTACCGCTACCTGTCCCCGGTTGTCCTGACCCAGGGGAAGGAGCGGCGGGTGGTTGCGCTCCACTCCGCCGCCCTCACCAACACCCCCGCCATTGACGCCATGACACCCGTTGCCTGTAGCGAGAAACCCAGCGAGGGTGAGAGCGGCGCGGATCAGAGTGAGGCGGACAGCAGCGGCAGGGGTATGGAGGCACTGGCGGAGCTGTTACAGCTTGATCCGTCTGCCACTATGGAAGATATCTATCAGGCCATCGCCGCACTGCTGGAAGGGCGGGAAGCCCTGAAACTCAAAGCAGAGGCTTGCCAATTCGAGGTTGCCCGGATGAAAGCGGACGGCGTGGTACTAGAAGCGCTGAAAGAAGGGAAGGTGCTGCCCTTCCAGCGTGATTGGGCGTTCCAATCCGCTATAAATGATCTGGATAGCTTCACGCTTTGGCTTAAGACTGCTCCCCAGGTTGTGCCCATGGGTGAGGTTTGTGCCGAGAGGCTTCCCCAGATGCCGCACCATCGTTCCAGGGCGCATGAGTTGATGGGGCTGTCTGCTGAGGATGTCGCAAAGTATGGGAATATCTAAGGGAGGGCTTGACTATGGATTTTGAGAAAATCGGCGGACATAATGCCGCCGTCCGGGGGTATATCCTCCGTATGCTGGTAAAGGGCTATCACAACGCTTTGGCCGTCCACCGCATCTCTAACAGCCTCGTCCAGGATGGGCTGGTGTCCGATCCGGATATTTGGGAGCCGTTGAAGTACCTCTATGATATGGGCTTCATTGAGTTCACCAACAAGAAAATTACCCCGGACACCGCCTATAGGCAAGACGGCGTGGCGCGGCTGACCACGAAGGGTGTCCACTTCATTGAGGGCGGCGGCGACCCGAAATCGGGGATTGATCTGTGATGGGGAAGGCTAGGAAACCGCGCTCGGACGCAAAGATATACCAGCTCCCCAGAGCTGTCTTGGATGGTGTCAACGAGCGGTTGGTGAATTACAATATGAGCTATGCGGATATCGTTGCATGGCTTGCAGAACAAGGCTACAAAGTCAGCCAGTCATCCCTATCCCGCTACGCCTTCAAGGTGTTTGAATCGGCACAGCGTGTCGCCGATGACCTGGAAAAGACAAAGTACATCATTGATGTTATCGGCAGAAACCCCGACCTGGACACCACCGAGGCTACCAGCGCCATTCTTAAAAGCGGGCTGTTGCAGAAGATTTCATCCGCTGAGGAAGAATTCAACAATATGCCTATTGAAAAGGCGGGGCGGCTGTTCGTCCAGTTGGCCAAGGCTGAGGCTGACCGCAAAAGGACGGACTACGCCACCAAACGAAAAGCGCAACTTGCCTTTGACCAGATGGAGGCGGACTTGCTGGCCCAGGTTCGACAGTACCCGGATTTGGCCGCACAGTTGAGGGACGTGCTCAATCAGGCCCGTACCCGAATAGCCAGTGCAGACCTTGAATAAAGCACAGCAGCGGCCCATCTCCATAAATGAAGGAGGTGGCCGCTGTGCATACTTATTCGATTTGCTTTCAGTTATTCCCATTTAAACATCGTTTAATTGCAGATAAAACCGTGTCTTTCAAGATTCTTCAATTACGTTTTGCGTGTCTCCCCACAATAGTCCTTCTTGACTACTACACAACAGGAGAAGCTACACCGATTGAGGGGACTTTTTCAGATTGCTTGATGAACCAAATTGCGGAGTTAGAAGAACGGAAAAACAAGAAAATCCGGGGA